TCTTTTGATAATATGGCCATAAATGATTTGGTGCTTTTACCTAACAAATATATCAGTTATGACAAGGAAGCAGGATGGAAAATAAAAACAAGAGATACTGAAATTATTATTGAAAATGAAAATAATAAGTTTTTAATATGCATAAATAATGGCTCTCTTGAAAATGTTCAGGGAGAAAGTGAACTGGAGCCTCTTGTTAAACCATTTCTGGCCAAAGAAAATTTAGAAAATAAGTTGAATGCAATTATAGAAAAATATGGCGATATTATTACTGTTTTTGCTTATGAACCACCACTGGAAACGGCATCTAAGGAAGAGAAAGATAAAAGATACAGCAGTGTAGAAGAACAGGCAAAACAGCTGAAAGAGGCAAAAGGAAAAGATGTTCTTGCAGTTCCTGCTTCTGGCGAAAAACCGCTCAGTAATTTTGTTGAGTTTATTAAATTAGACGACTTAAAACCAGAAATTTATTTGCAATTACAGGAAGCAAAAGAAAAAGCTATACAAAAATACATAATAGGATCTACTCTCGTTACAGGAGTAGACGGAAATAGTGGGAATAGAGCTTTAGGAGAAGTGCATAATGAACAGAAAGAACTGAAAATAAATGCTAAAATAAAGAAAATTAGGGACTGGTTTCAAAAGTTAATAGAAATAGATGCTGAACTTTATGGCTATGACTCAAGAAATTTTTATTTTAAATTTGTAAAAGAACTGGACGAAAAAGAAACTCTTGAATTAGAAGCTAATAGAACAAAAAATATTTCTGACAAAATAAATTACATAGTAAAAATCGTAGAAAGCGGTTATGCTTTCACAAAAGAAAAAATAGCGGAAATATTAGGCATTGAAGAAAATGATTTGGTAGAAGTCAAAAAGGAGTTTAACAATTTTGAATTTTCTAAATCTAAAAAAAAACTAGATATCAATAGAATAAATAAAAAGCGTGAACTAATAGAAAAAAAACAAGCACAATTTGATAAATTTATTGATAACAACTTTAAAAAATGGCACAAAAATATATTGAAAGCTATACGTGAAAAAATAGTAATTGCAAATAATGTATCAGATTTATTTAATTTGAGTTTTAACTATGATAATAGCTTAGAGGATATGATGTTAATGTCGTTGATACAGGGCTTTGATAATGCTGTTATCATTGATAATGAAATTACAGAGTTTTCAGATGCAAAAATCATAACAAGAAATACTGCACTTGATATTTTTCTGAAAAAACATCCCTCTTTATATAATGATATTGAAAATGAAATAGAACATGCAAGACAAAAAAATTTTTGGATAAAAAAAGTCACGGATGTAAATGTTACTGAAAAAATTTTCAAACAAATGTCAAATACTCTTGAAAATGGTGGAACATTTAAAGAATGGAAAAAAGATGTAGATAATATTCTATCTCAAAGTGGATTGATTTTAAGTGAAGGATATTTAAAAACGGTGTTTCGAACTAATATGAATCATGCCTATAATGCTGGAATATATATGAAAATGAATAAGTATAAAGATCGTTATCCATATTATCAATATTGTGGAACATTAGATGGTAGAGAACAGGAACATACAAAGGAATTAAATGGGAAAATATTTGAGATAGGAACAGCTATAGCAGATAAATATTTTCCACCAAATGGTTTTAATTGCAGATGCTATACGGTATCATTGACAGCTGATGAAGTAAATCCTAGTGAAGTTGTTACTGATGGGGATATTAGTCAAGACATAGGAGATTTTACGGGCAATATTGGAACTGATAAATATATAGAAACACTTAAAAAGAATTATAATGAAAAAGTAAAAAGTATTGAAAAAATAGAAAAAGAAGTGTTGCAAAATATAGAAAAAGAGGGTAAAATTAAAAAAGAAGAGAAATTTGTAGAAGCTAAAAACATAAAAGAAGCTAATAAATATGCTGAAGATGTTTTGGGGATTAAAGCTGATTACAGAGGTGTTGATATAAAGTGTGCTAACGAATGGAATAAAGGAATTTTTGAAATGAAACAATTATTCCCTGAAGTTACTGACAAATTAAAATTTGTTGGTTCCATACAAGGTAGAAATCAAAGCATAAAGAGAGAATTAACATACTATTTTAAGGAAGAAATAAATAGTAAATACAAAGGATTGTATTCAGAAAAATTATTAGAATCTATTATTAAAGAGAATGTTGATAAAATATTAGACTTGATTAAGCCTAAAAAAAATACAATGGCTGTTTCTCTTTCATTATCAAAAGATGTTTTAATAGATAATCCTGAACTCAAAGTTGTATTTGAGCATAATGGGATTTCGATGAATAAAAATTATTTTCAAGATTATGAATTTGTAAAAATGGATAAAACAGAACAAGTTAATGAAAAATGGAAGCCAATAGGAACTAATACTGTAAAAGGAACTTTTGATCACGAATTCGGACACCAGTTAGATAAATTTTTAGATTTAAAAAATGATAAAGAGATAGAAAAAATACATAAACAATTAACAAAAGAAAATAGTTTTAAAGAAAAACTTTCAGGTTATTCTCAAAAAAGTAAAGCTGAAATGATTGCTGAGGCTTGGAGTGAATATAGGAATAATTCAGAACCTAGAGAAGTAGCTAAGAAAGTTGGAAAGAGAGTTGAGGAACTATGGCAACAATATCAGAGAAAGAAATAAAATTTAATAAAGAAATCTCAGAAACTCTTTACGGAAATGGCAAAACATTTGATGAAATTGTTAAAGCTGATATTTCAGAAAATGAGTTTAAAGAACAAGCTAAAAAATTATTGTGGACATCTGAAGAAATTGAAAATTTCCTTTCAAAACATAAAGAAGAAATAAAAATTGGAAAATTTACCCCATTAAGAATAATTATGTTTGAAAATTTGGTAGAGTAAGTAATGATAAAATGACAATTTTAATAAAAAATAAAGAATATCTATATAAAATAAAATCAAGCATAATTATTGAAAATATTTTAATATATAAAGGAATATTATGAAGTTTGAAATAAAAACAAATGTAGATGAATTTTCACTGAATTTTGCTAATAAAATAGAAGAAATTCAGCAGGAAGAGTTATTAGAAGAAATAGGTTTCTATATGGAAAATGAAATGAGAAAAAGATTTGATACAGGTACTGATATGAATGGCAACGCCTGGGAAAAATTAAAGTATCGCCAAGGGAAACCACTACGAGATACAGGAGCATTAATGGGGTCGCTAGGTACTGCAGAAATAAGTGGCAATAAAATTTCTGTTTTTTCTAATTTAAAATATGCAAGACTACATGACCAAGGTGGGATAATAGAACCAAAGGAAAAGAATACTCTACATTTTAAAATTGATGGAGTGGACTACTTTTCTAAAAAAATAACAGTTCCTGCCCGAAAATTCTCTGGAATTTCTGACAAAAATAAGAAAGAAATTCAGAAAATTGTAAGTGAATATTTTGAAAAAAAATTAAAATAGTTTGCTAAAAATTGAAAAATAATATATAATATTCATATGTGAAGAGACCAAGAGTCCAGTTTCGTGAAAACGAACTGGACTTTTTTTTATTGTCAGTCATGACTGACAACAAAATGAAAGGAAATAAAATGAGCTACTTATTATTTACAGCTGGAGACTATGGTAAAAAAGGTAAATGGACAGGAGATAAGTTTAGAAAACTTATCGAAAATAGAAAAGAACTTGATATTATACCTTTTCACACATCAGAATTTACTAATAAGGGAATACTAAAACATGAAATACCAGTAATTGGAAAATTTAAGGACATAAAAATAGAAAACGATTCCATAATTGCGGAAAATGTTGAAATTTTTAATAAAGAACATTTTAAAAATAGGAAAGTCGACAGACTTTCTGTAGAGATAGAAAACGAGGAAATAATTCGTGTAGGTGCATTACCGGAAGGGGTTGTTCCCGCAGTTGAAAATTCTGGTTCATTAAAAAATTTAGAGTTTTCAGCTGAAGGAATTGAAATGGAATGGATAGAACAGAACAAAATAATAAATTTTAATATTGATAGAGGTGAAAAAATGAATTTGGATGAGATTTTGGCAAAACTGGGAGAAATATCTTTAGAAGATAAGATTAAAATCATAAATGCAGCTTTAAAATCACTGAAAGAACATGAAATACAAGTTGCAAAAAAGGATATAAA